TCCCTGCTCTCACCTGCATACCTGAAGCATCTTGACTCCTATAAGGAGGACTACCTTGAGATCAACGGATGCCACTTCTTTGACCCCAGGGCGCAACAGGTGACGTTTATAGACAAGTTCCTGTGTGGCAGCGGCAAGTACATGAGCAAGCGCATGATGGACAACTGCGGTTGGTCACCCTACGATGACACAAAGGCCCGCAATGTTGACGCTGGCCCGAAGAACTGCATCCCCGATGGCAGCCGCAGGAACTCATACAACAGCACCCGCACCTTCCCCGCCTGTCTTGAGATCCGCAACAGCGAGAATATGTGGAGTCTCGGTTGGGTTCAGTCTCAGCCCTCTGCGACCATACTGAGCGTTCACGAGACGCGCACCGTCTTTCAGTATGACTATCGGCAGAATATGAGCTGGTGGACATCAGCTTGATGCAAGTATGTTGCCCCTTTGGGCAGTTGTCTTATCGGATACCCTGCCACGGCTAAAGCCATTGCAGTCTTTACACTTGTAGAGATGATAGCGTGTAGTATTGCTATATGCGTGGCGATCTACTGGCTCTATATTATTGCTTCCGCACTTGACACACTTTACCTGCTCGTTCTCGCTGTATAGCGACACGTTGGGGTGGGTCTTATGGTATGGGCGCACCTTCAGATATAGCTCCTCCAAGAGCAGCACATCCTGCTCATTATAGCTGACCATCGTATCAAAGGCGTCCCTGTCTCCATCAAGGCACCTGATCCACAGGCTCATCCCCTCGTGCTTCATCTTTCTGCCGATACCAAGGTCTTGGCCCAGCTCATCAAGCCTGTTGCTATCAAAGCCAAAGTACTTCCTTGCAATCTTTAGTGTGTCTACGCTGGTGTAGGGACTGGTGGGTGGCAATCCATGCATTAGGAACCGGGCATTCATCATCTTGATGTCAAACCTGTCGCCATTGTGAGCGACGACAATATCTGCATCATCAAGAAGGTGCCACAGGGACTCGCACACCTTGAAGTCATCCTGCATATTGCCATAAGCAAGGATGCTGTCTGATATGACATCCTCATGTCCCAGCCATTTGGCAGACCACGTAAGAACCTTTCCAGGCTTATCAATGACCATATCTTTGTTGATATAGGTCGTCTTTCTTCGCCAGTAAAAGCAGGTGCCTGGTGCCGTCTCAATGTCAAAGACAAGGATCTTTGGCTGGCCCCTTTTTATCTTATTCCTTGAGATAAAGTCGTGTACTGTGGACTTTGGCTTACCAATGGCTTCGGCAATCTCGCGTATAGAAAGGTGGCCGCCACTGTATAACTCCATTGCTCTTTCCTGCCATGGTTCCATTATCCTTCCCACCGACGCATACTGCGCCATACGTCAAGGTGAATAAACCTGTTATCAGGGTAGATACCAATGCCGCCCGCATCAAGATCCTCTGCAAGCTCATAAATTGCTCTGAGGCTAACCCCTCGTACAACAATGTCTGCTGCCATGCCCTTCTTGTGCGTACTGTTCTTGCTGCCACCCACCAGCTCGTTATACTCAGCAGTCCTATACCCACTGAGGATATGAACGGGCCTACCAAAGTGCGTCCTGATGGTTTGGAGAAGGGCTACAAGCGACGGATGCACAAGAACGATGTCTGAGCCATCGCTACACGCAAACTCACTTAAAATAAAATTATCCGACAGCGCAAGGTCCCCGCCGTTACGTGACAGCGAGAACTCTTGCACCTCGGACAATGAGCATTCACAGAACATGGTTTAATGCTTGGGTTCCATGAATATAAGCAAAGATGCTAACCGTTGTTGGCATCCTCGGCTGGTTTCCCTTCAGGAATCAGCATGGCGGCAACAGCGGCGAGTGCCGTGATAGCTTCCCAGATAACCTGAAGCTCCTCCATGCCGATAGGCAGGAACTGAGCCACAATAGCAAGTCCAGCCCACGTAGAGGCTTCTTTAAGTCGGTCAAGTAGTTTCTTAATCATCGTAGGTAGTACGGTTGGTGGTACAAGTGCCGCCACAGGAATCTGCTCCGGTGGTCGCGGTGTGACCTTTTTAGGGTCTTTGTCTATGAACCAAGGAATCATTTCTTCTTACGCTTGTAAGACTTCATCTTGGTTTTCTTAGCGTATTTACCGTAGGGCATAGTGTCCTCGTTGTTTTAGTTACCACATCTTGCACGACCAGTAGCGCGGCGTAAAAACGTCCTTCGCTGTGTCGCACTTGTGTCTTGCACGAAAAGAGGCACGACGCTCAGGGTTGCTCTTCTTAATCCGCATATCGGGATCGCCGAAGCGTACCAACTTCACCTGGTCGCCCTTCTTCGCCAGCACCGCAAACTTCTTACGCTCTCCCGATGTCCTTTTGGGCTTGTTGTATCCGCTGAAGGTTTCGCCCCGGTAGAGCAGTCGTCCGCCTTTGGTTTTTGAGACATCCTTTGTCGTTGCCATGGTTCTAATCGTCTATGTTCCAACCACGGTTCTGCGCTATCTCATAGGCATTGTCTGCCCGAACACGCGCCCGTTGGTAGGTGTCTATGGTCCTCTCCCTGATGTAGTCAGCCGTCATCTTGGCTGGCTCACCGTTGAGAGTGCGATATTCAACCTCACCTGCCACCACGCTACGAATGATTAGAGCATCACCCGTATAGTGGATTGATGCCACCGATCCTCCATTGGAAAGCGGCAAAAACACCTCTGCATCCTCATCATAGGCACGAACGAAAGACGGCTCATCCATGTCAAGGAAGTCGCCAATGCGACCTACCAGCTCATTGAGCAGATCAAGATCCTCGTCGCTGAAATCAGACATATCCATGCTTTTCTCTGCCTATGAAAAGAGTGAAAAGTGTGAAAAAGTAGGCGGGACTCACCCCCCGGCAGGTGAGGGATCAGGGGTTTGGGGGTGGCCCGCCCTATTCTTGTACTTGGTTCTCAGTAAACAGCCAAGAGATGAGAAGCTCCTGCTCACCAATGATTCCGTCGGCAAACTCCATTAGCTCTTCTGAGAACGTGTATGGCGTGTAGTCAACCTTCTCATCTGTATCAAGCAGGAAGTTTTCAAATCGCGTGTAGAACTCATCGCCGTTGGGCGGTCCATCTCCGCCCGGAACAGGCTCCCACTTATGCTCTTCCTTGTCAGCCTTGATCCACTCAATGATGTCGTCCCAAAACGGCTGCATCTGCTTGACGTTGTGCTTGCAACGGCGACGCAGTTTGCCGTTCTCACTCGTCATAAAGAGTTTCTCAAGGATTGGCTTGCTTTGCCAGATTCTGATGTACTGTACTTTCATTGATCCCTCGGTTTAGTTACTTCTTATAGCCGCTGGCATACGCTGCACGAGCGACCTCTTGTGCTTTCTTTTTAGTTGGAAATGGACCCTTGCCGCCCCAGTACCAACCATCTTGTTTCTTGCGAATGGGCATTAAGGCAATTGCTGATTTGCGTAGCCAGTAAAGTAGGCATTGGTTGGCGGGGGTGCTCCAGTCAACACTCCGTTTGGAGTTGCTGATGTTACTGGGTCGTTTGCAAGCTCTGCATAGGTAAAGGCACTAATGGCAATCTTTGCAATAGATCCGTTTCCGTTGGGGAAGAAAATGCAGTCATTTGTTCCATCTGTAATGATTGGACAGGTATGGTGATAATAGCCCGCATATGGACCAATACTTGCGGAACTGGAATTAGTTATAAATGCCGTAGATGTAGTGCTACCGTAAGCAATTTTTAAGTGAGCGTAACTGCTATTGCCAGCTACCAAATAAACATAATCGTCGTCAAGTCCAGCAAAAGATCCTCTATATGATGTGCTGTATTGGGTGGAGTTGTTTGTTCCATTTCCAAATTTGCCATAATAAGTTAGATATGATGCGTTGTTGCTAAAAACACACCACCCATCCCCATCTGGCTGACCTGCAATTCCGCCATTTACTGCTGAGTAGTATATACTACTTAGACCCAATGTTGTTGTTTGCGTTCCACCAATATCGCCCCAAGACCAAAACAGTAAGGTGTTGCTAAGACCGCCTGCAAGACCAACGGCCAATACCCCGTATCTATTTATTCCAGCATAGTGCATGGGATAAGAGGAGTTGCTATTATATTGTAACTCACCAGAACTGCTTGAGTGGTCATACGATGAGGAGTAGTCGTAGTATTCTACTCTTATACCCTGAGTAACAACAATTAATTTTTTTGCATATCCACTGGCATATAAATTTATGCCTCCGTAACTGGTCGTTATACCTGTTATTGCGCCCAGTTTGTTTCCAGTAATCAAGTTGTATGAAAAGATACTGTCTACGTCTCGGTCAAAAACAAACATTACATTGTTAATGTTGTCAATAGCAAACGCTGATGGGTCATCTGACACATGACTATCAAGAGAAACCTCTGTGCGATTTGCACCGTCCTTATCGCACGTTATCATTGACCCAGCGGTGTTGTCGTGAAAGATTAAGCTTTCGTTTGAAAACACAGGATTAGGATCTGCTGAGTATTTAATCTTTACATCAACATTTTCTGCAAGAGTAACTTGGCTCAAGGCATTTTTTGATTCTCCAGCGGGTACTGTAACTGGAAATGTTTTGATTACCGTTCCATCTTGCTCAATAGAAACTGTAAATGTATATGACAAAGTGTTGTCGTTGTACAACACAACAGTTACATCTTCTACCGCACCGCTGGTCGTAGAGGTTTGATGAACGGTTTTGTACGAAGAATCCAGCGGAATATCCTCGTGCGACCCATATGTTGCTCCACTAAGGAGTACTTTTGCGTAAGTTGCCATTGTTATTTGTAGCTAATTTGGATTCCGCAGTAGTAAACGTAGTTTGACTCAGACTGAAAGTTTATAACAACTCCGTCTCCAGCAGAAATGCCAGCAAATTCGTTGCTAATATCAACAAAGGTAAAACCATTTGTGATAGATGAATAGGTGCTTGAGGTGCCAGTGTTTTTGGTAGTTATTGCAGCACCAGCCGCCCCGTACCAAACCTCAACCTGATAACTTCTTGTAGCGGTGGATTGATCTAAGGCAATCACCTCGGCAGAAACAAGTTCTGTAAAGTCTGCTGGCATTATAAAAGTATATATATCAGTAGCGCCACTGCCCAACCTTCTTGTGCCAAAGGGACCTATGCTGCCACCTATGCCACCGCTTCCAAACTCTTGATATACAGGACTGCCGTTGTAGGGATATGTTGGCTGGCTAAAAACGATTGTCTTGACCTGTGAGGGATGCGTAACCTCATCAGCAGCAGCAGCAGTAGTTGAAGTCTGCCGCATTAGCATTTCTGCTTCTACTGGATTAAACGCACCACCGCCACCAGCACCAATCTCTACTACGCTGCTGTCATTCTTTCCAAGAAAAAGTTTGCCGTCAGACGTATTAGCAGCCAGCTCTCCTTCTGCAAGAGAGCTTGGTACCGCACTCGCGGTGCTACTGCGCTTAACTTTAATCGTACTTGCCATTAGTAACTTCCACCGTCAATGGTTGCATTAACCGCAACAAACGTTGGGCTTGAGGTTGTCAAAAGGTCTTGGTCTGCAAATGCAGCGTTAGCATACGGCAGGTTGCCCGTAACGTCAGTCGTAAGGTCAATCTGACCAAGGGTAACTTGCTGACCGCTGAGTGTAAGGTAGTCGTAGCTACCCGCCAGTGTAACGTCCGTTGAGTTGTCCGTACCCGCTGCATCTACCCCAAGGGCAGTGCGGGCATCAGCCGCCGTTGCGGACCCTGTACCACCGCTGGCTACTGGCAATGAGCCAGCAACATCCGTAGTTAAGTCAATCTGGCCTAACGTAATTTGCTGACCGCTCAGGGTCAGGTAATCATACGCTCCCGCTAACGTTACGTCAGTAGAGTTGTCAGTGCCAGCGGCATCTACGCCCAAGGCAGTACGAGCAGCGGAGGCAGTAGTTGCCCCTGTACCACCTAACGAAATAGGCACCGTTCCCGCCGTAATCTCCTGCCCAGTTATACTGAGGTAGTTGCCCGATACAGTAGCAAGCGTGACATCGGTGCTATTGTCGGTACCAGCAGGATCAACGCCAAGTGCAGTTCTTGCATCAGCAGCCGTCGTAGATCCGGTTCCGCCATTCGCAATGGGCAATGAACCAGTAACATCGGTCGTCAGATCAACAGATCCAAGCGTAAGCTGCTGGCCGCTGATTGTGATGTAGTCAAGTCCCGCAGCAATCGTTACATCAGTGGAGTTGTCGGTACCTGCCTGATCAACGTCAAGCGCAGTCCTTGCACCAGCCGCTGTGGTAGCACCCGTGCCACCAAGGGAGATAGGTACCGTGCCAGCAGTAATCTCTTGGCCCGTAATGCTCAGGTAGTTCCCTGCTACGGTAGCAAGCGTAACGTCAGTACTATTGTCTGTTCCTGCCTGATCTACATCCAAGGCAGTCCGTGCGGCAGCGGCAGTCGTGGCACCTGTACCGCCGTTGCCAATAGGCAGTGTTCCGGTAACGTCTGTGGTAAGATCCACTTGCCCCAAGGTAATCTGCTGACCACTAAGCGTTAAGTAGTCATACGCCCCGGCAAGGGTGACATCGGTACTATTATCTGTCCCTGCCACATCTACGCCAATCGTAGTGCGAACAGCAGATGCACTCGTGTCATCAAGGATGCTGCGGGCAAAGGAGGTCAGGTCTGTGACTGCGTAGGTGTCTGATGCGGTTGTGTACAGCATCTTATCTGCCGCCGTCGTGAGGCCAGCGATAGACGTAAGACCCGCATCCTGCGTTTGGTACGTGCCAAGGTCGCTTATCTGAGATTCAGTGATAGAGAGAGCGGACTCATGCTGCGTAACACTTGACTGGGAGATACGAGCGTCAGCGAACGTGCCACTAAGAATGTCACCAGCTGCCAATGCCCGCTGCTCGTTTCCAGAAGAGCCGCCAATAAATACGTGTGTATTGGCCAGGTTGGGGATGTCGTTAGCACGACCAGATCCAGATACAATGATAATACCGTTGCTATCAGAGCGGGCAACTTTACCGATGTTCTGTACTGCATCAGCATTAGACGTTGGGCGCGTATTGGTTAGCGCACCAGCGGTTGACGACAGATAGAGGACATCACCAACGCTGTACGAGCTGGTATCTACACCTGCAAGCTCGCCATAAACCGTTACCTCTCCATCGCTGTTATTTGCAATCGCACCAGCCGCAAGTCCAATGGCGGGGTACTTGCCGCTTGCGTCAGAGTCAGCAAGGTCAATCAGAATCTTATTACCATTGTGACCACTGATGTAAACCGCCGCACCCTTTGCAATAGTAGAGCCAGTGGTATTTCGCACCTCAAGCGTAACAGAGTTAGCATCTGCTACCGTTGTCGGTGATACGTAGGAAAAAACACCAGTGCCGCTGTCGTAGGAAAGCTCAGACGAGTTTGTAGTCGTCAGGCTAATCGCAGAACGTGCGCGGGCGTTTGTAAAGTACTGGTTGGTTGCCCCTTCGCTCAGGTCATCCGTATCCTTTGCCGCGAATGCCGTGTCAAACCTGCCGCTTGTGTAGTATAGGTTCGTTCCCTCACTAACATCGCTTGTCGTGAGCGACACAGTTCCCGTATATCCATTGACGGACGTTACCGCATCAGCAGGGGTCTGAAGCTCGGTGTAGTCAGCCATCGTCCCGGCGGTGCCGCCGTTGTGGATGTAGCTCTTGCTTTCATCCGTGCGAACTACAACATCACCCTCCTGTGCGGTAAGAGCAAGCTGTGCAGACTGACTGCTAACAACAAAAACCTCAGAGAGTGCAATAGCAGGGAGCTGAGATGACGGCACCTTGCCAGATCCGTCCAGGCTTGCCACACCATTGGCGGAGGCCTTATCGCTAATCTGCGATGATGCAATGCTCAGGGCCGCTTGGTGCTGCGTAACATTACTCTGTGCAATGCGGGCATCAGCAAATGTGCCAGAGGTTACGTCAGAGGCGGCGTGGGTATGCGAGGCAGCGGCATAGTTGCTATCTGCATAGTTTACCCATGCGCTTCCGCTCCAACGCAGAAGGTCGCCAGTAGTAGCACTCGTTATAGTGACATCATTGATGTCGTCAAGCGAGTTGATTGCAGCTCCAGTATTCGTAATAGTCAGAACACCAGAGACATCATTGTAGGAGAGCGATATGCCACTACCAGCTGTCAGCAGGTTTGCAACATCATCCTCTACTGCCTCCTGGAAGTCCGTTATGTCGGATGACACATGGGTATGCGATCCGATGTTAGCAGATGGCAGCGTACCTGTTACGTCTGTACTGAGGTCAATCTGCCCAAGTGTGATCTGCTGGCCTGACAGCGTCAGATAGTCGTAGGTGCCAGCAAGCGTAACGTCGGTAGAGTTATCTGTACCTGCTGCATCAACACCCAATGATGTTCTCGCTCCTGCCGCAGTAGTAGCTCCAGTTCCGCCAAGGCTAATAGGGACGTTGCCAGCGGTAATCTCCTGACCGGAGATAGAGAGGTAGTTTCCGCTTACAGTAGCAAGAGTAACGTCAGTGCTATTATCTGTGCCAGCCGCATCAACTCCAATAGTAGTGCGAACGGCAGAGGCATCAGCGTCATCAAGGATAGACCGCGCAAAAGATGTAAGGCTTGCAAGCGCATACGTGTCAGACGCTGTGGTGTACAGCATCTTGTCGGCAGATGTAACCAAGCCAGAGATAGAGGTCAGGCCGCTATCAAGAGGCTGATACGATCCAAAGTCACTGATCTGGCTCTCTGTGATTGAGAGGGCCGCTTGGTGCTGCGTTACGTTTGACTGTGCAATCCTCGCATCCACAAACGTCCCAGATGTCACATCTGAAGCTGCATGGGTGTGACTTCCTATGTAGGCAGAGGCAATGGTATCCCCGTTCCAGGTACCAGTCGTTATAGTCCCTAACGTCGTTAGATTGGTGCTTCCTGCCCATGTGCTAAGAGCTGTATTCTCTACGTTGCCAAGACCCACCTGCGTAGCGGTTACGCTGTGCGGGTTGTCAGTATCTCCCGTGTGTGTCGTAAGTGCAGCTGCCGTTGCATAGGTGCCGAAATCACTGATCTGCGACTCGGTAATAGATAGTGCCGCCTGGTGCTGTGTTACATTTGACTGGGCAATCCGTGCATCGGCAAGGGTCCCACTCGTAATGTCACTTGCGGCATGAGTATGCACTGCATTGGCATACGTACCAAAGTCAGAAATCTGCGACTCGGTAATAGACAAAGCACCTTGGTGCTGAGTAACATTGCTCTCAGCGATCCGTGCATCGGCAAAGGTGCCGCTCGTAATGTTGGATGCAGCTACATCGCCTGTGAGGGTGCCAGTAAAGGTCAGGTCCGTAAAGGTTGCCGCAGCCGCAGTAGCTGATCCAATGACCGCACCATCAAGGCTCGTGACAGCCACTGTAATGGTATCAGAAGGGTCGTCGTGCGTGACCGTGACGTTAGCCCCACCAGAAATTACAGCGTCTCCTAAGTGATCTCTGATAGCCTCACGGACAGAATCAGAGTCCATGAGGTTCTGCACCGTAATCTTCTTAGATACGGGCGTACCAGACGGATCGGATACGGTAAGGATCAGATCACCAGCGGCAACACTGGTTCCTGTGGCAACACTACTGTCGGTCCACTTGCGACCCATTAGTCAACCTCAAATTCCATTATGGTGCCATCCTCATAGAGTATGATGTCGCCATCCTCAAATGTCATCCAGTAATAGGAGACAGATGCACCAATGATTTCAATATCTGCTGCGTATTGCCGTAGGGAAATGTTCGCAGCATAGCGGGATAGTTGCAGATCAGATGCGTACTGAGACACATCCAAGTCTGCGGCATATTGGCTATCAATGAATGCCATTACGCCGGGGCTTTTTGCAGAAGCAGAAATACGATGTCGCCCGTAGCCTTATTCGGCACAAGCTGTTCGCCCGTGTCATCCACTACGTGCAATGCCCATCGCTCTGTTCGCTTGCTCAGTGTGATCCCTGTTGCCGTATCAATCTCAAAAGAAATGTCGGTGTCAGCCGCTGCGCCAGTAGGCGACCCTACCGTCACATCAACGCCGCCTGTCATAGTCTCAAACGAGTCCTCATCATAGAGGTAGGCCGTAATAGCATTGCCATTAGTGGACGCTTGCGTAAACGCACTATTCTTCGTCAGCGTAATAGCCTGATTGGTACGCTGAACAAGGGGGCCGATAACTGTTACTCGCTTCTGTGCCATGATCCTTTAAGGTAATGCACCGACTAAACACGGCGCAATAAAATGTGAAAATTTAGTTTATTATATGACAACGATGTCCTCCCATGTACTCCATGTTCCCGTTGCCGTTAGGATGCCGTTTGTAAACGTCAAATCCCTTTCTCTCCACTGGATGAATTTAGTTAGGCATATCAAGCGAGGGTCCCTCAACGCGGGGGATGCACCATGTCGGGACACCAAACAAATCCCTATTCAAGCACAGCTCACCTTCGTCAGAGACGAATCCAGAGTAGCGCCACGCCTCAAGGTTTGGGCCGAAGTCCATAATCATGATGAACGACGCACTATTGCCCGCTGTTGAGATGTGGATGGAGAACGGTTGGAAGTACGCGCTTGTACCATAGTAGAGCCTTGTGATACCAAGCCCCTGGCCGTCCTCAAGGATGATGTACGCCTCTGCATCCCATGTACTCCCATTGTAGATACGCCCCTGCCACTCGCCCGTAAGAGGATCTGGGCCGGGATCTTCGGGTGCCGTAGTCGGCGTGGCTGAACAGCCAACGAGAAGAAGGAGGAGAAAAGAGACTGCCTTTTTCATGCTACGTGTATAGTGGTATGTAGTACAGGATGCCGTTTATCCGTGCCTCTAAGTATGTAGATAGCGACCTGCTTGTGGCATCAAGGTTCATCGTGGGTCCGAACAGCATTTCGCCACTGTTCTCTCTGACATCGGTTAGTATGTTCGTTCCGGTAATGGTGAGTCCGTCTCCAAGATCCAGCCACTTGAGGGCATCAGCGCTGTCGTCCCAGAATAGAATCCTGTCGTCGTTAGGGTCTGAGAGGCCAGCGATGTCTGCAAGATTGCCTGATACGGCAACGGAGTTGGACCCGATGCTTATTCCCGTCCCGGCAGAGTAAAAGCCGTAGGCGTCTCCACCATCAACCCAACCGAGGAGCCTATCAGCATTTGGATCAGTAAGGGCGGCGATTTCGGATAGCCCCTCGTCGTACGCCTGTACGTCTGTGCCGATAGTCAAACCCAGCGACCCGCGAGCCGTTGCCCCAGACTTATAAGTCCATGCCCCTACGCCTGTGGACACCATAATCCTGTCCGCCCCAGTGACTTGCCCAAGCGATGATATTTGGTTCAGGTGTATTCCGTACGCCTGTACGTCTGTGCCGATCTCTAAGCCAAGGGATGTTCTTGCACCTGCCGCTGTTGTGGCATTTGTGCCGCCACGGGCGACTGTTAGTGTCCCGCTGGTGTTTCCTGTGATGCTTATGCCGATTGGCACCGAGGTAAGTGCAGTGACATGGCCGTAGGTGTCCAGTGTCAGCGCCGTGACGGTTGTGTCATTTGAGGTAGATAGGCTCGCCTGTGTTGATGTGTCCTGATGGTTTATGGTGAGGTTCGTGCCTGTGCCGCCGCCCGTAAGGGCATCGCCAGCGTTTATCGTCACCTGCGTTAGGTAGCCAGCCCCGTTAGAAAAATTGCTATTATCAAGGGTTAAGTATCCGTAGGAGCTGGCCCCATCATTCCAGTACAGAAGCCTGTCTGCGCCGGGGTCCACAAGCGCAGATATTGTCTGAAGAGCAGCGTCATACGCCATGACGTCAGTTCCAATGGTGAGGCCAAGATTGTCTCGTGCATCCGACTGTGTAGTTGCCCCTGTTCCGCCTTTTCCTACGGCAATAGCGTCTCCTTGCCAAATGCCAGCCGTGACAGTTCCGCCGGAGATAGTCAGGGACGAGTTCTTTATGAGCTTCCCCGTTGTGCCGCTGAAAAGAGCGACTGCATTGTCCGTAGCAGAGGCAGGACCAACAACATCACCAGTCCCGGATCCGCCAGCAACAAACTCAAGGGCTGTTGCACCAGAATTAACACGAACAAACTGGCCTCCAGACCCGGTGAAAGATGACGGAGTATCTGTAAGGCCTGTAAAGGTCCCGGATCCGCCAGCAACAGTCTCCCACGTAAGCGTTCCGCCCGTGTTCCACGATAGGACTTGGCCATCGGTAGGCGTGTCCGTAGTAAAAGCAAGCGTACCCGCGCCATCCGTATAAAGAACCTGACCGCCTGTATTTCCATCAACACCGGGCCATAATAGAGATGCGCTTGCACTCGTGGACTTTAGTTTTAGTCCAGTAGTATTTGAGCCAACAATCTCTGAGGATGCAGCGGAGGCGAAGTCAATGAAGGTGCCGTGGTACTGAGCACTGTCAACAAAGACCCCCTCGTTGGCGGTAGATGTTGTGAAGTTGCTTGTATCAAGGCGTATAGACGCTGCTTCAACCTCAAGGACGCCCTCAACGGTCCCTGCGTAGTATGCACCAAGGGTTACATCAAACCCAGCAGACGTAGAACCAAGCGTATTCAACCACCGTAGTTGTGTAGTGGCGCTTGGCGAAAGAGGAATCAAAAAGTCAAGGCCATCTGGACCAAGTTCATAATTTGTGCCGTCGGTAAACAACCCAGCTGTATTTACAGTAAGTGTCCCCTCAAGTGTTGACAAAGTGCCACGAACAGTCAGGTTGGCAAACTCTGCCTCACCAGACTTTGTAATTACCCAACCAGCAGTGCCATTCGTGGTGATCTCTCCATATGTTGCACTTGCAGGGTTATCATCTATGACACCGCCACTACTTGCCCAGTTGTCGCTCTTGATGTGCGTGTTAACAAAGTCAACGCCGTCAGCGTCAATACGCATTCCAACAAGGGTGCCGCCAAATACATAGTCTCCGACAGCAACAACATCTGGATCAGAAAATGCAGATGTAATTGTAAAGTCTCTGCCAGTAACAGTTGCAACAGTGCGCTTAAATACACGACCTGTATTTGCGCCGTGGAAGTAAACAGTATCTCCCGCCTTTAATGTGCTGGTTAATGTAGTGTCTGTTGATACATTAGTGCCAGTTTCTGCCGGAGTGTCAATAGTAGCAATAAGGTCGCCGTCGGTAGAGATGTATGACGTTATAGCGTCAGCAGTAACAGTAAAGTCGGCGCGGCTAACAGATCCAGTTGGAGATATTTTCTTTCCGCTGGTAAGATCCATCGTGATGCTCGTCTGAACATCAGGTTCACCAGGCAGCGTAATCTGAATATTTGTGGCACCCTTATATGCATCATCCCAAAGCTGTGCAGTAACATATGACCCGTCTGTCTGCTGAACCTCAATAGTACTGCCAGCTCTTACTGTCGTAGTCCAATCTGTGACATCTATATCTGTATAGCTTGCACTTACGCCTGAGCCTTCATTTACAGTTCCGAGGTCTTGTCCAAGCACACTAACAGCAAAGCCCTGTGCGCCAGTCCTCACGAGCGTAAGCAGCTCATCATCGGCAACAAAGATGTTTGCCCCAGCAGGTATCCTGTTGGGAAAGTCAAAGTTTGAGCCGGGGTTTTCAGGGTCATCAAAGAATATCTCTGTCGCAGTGGCAAGTTGATCTTGCGTAATCTTTACCCGATACCACTCCAAGGTTGGGGATATAATGACAATAGTATCATTGTCATTTAGCAGTGGCTCTGCTATTTCCTCCACAGCAACAGAAGCGGTAGCATTCCCAGCAGGTATAGCAGCGGTGGTTCTTGTGATCCTCTTTGAGTTGTCAGATATAAATGACTGCTGCAATCCATTCAGCACAAGGCCCGAATTGTAGCCCGTGCCACGCCCCCAACTACTTAGCGATGAGCCACCAGACTTAATGCCCGTCTCCAAGTCATCGCTAAACCCATTTTCATCCAGCTTAATCCAAGACCCAGATGAGTATTCTTCTACCCAGTTTGCATCAAGGCTGTGCGGAGCATAGCGTGATCCATCAATAATAACATCAAGGGGAAGGAGGATCTGTCCAGCACCATTGAAGGCCCTGTCATGCACGGTGCGGATTCTGTTTGTGCTCTTTAGTATTGCCCTGCCAAGAACAACGGCAATCTCCTCATTGGTATCTGCCCCGCTATGCCCAGATGCAGAGCCGCCACTATTGAGTACCTCTTCCCAATCAGCAGTAAATGCTGACCTGTTAGATGCAGTATACAGTGCACCCGAAGTATATCCTGTTGGACCATCTCCAAACTTTACGCTGTGCTGTCTTGGACGAGGGTCTGACCTATCTATGTAGTTTACATAAGAAGTGGCGGTAAATGATATTGCACTATCAGACACTACCGGATAGAGCGCAACATTTTGATAATAGCATGATCCAGCTTGATTTCCCTTGCCATCAAAAACAGGACCAAGCGTAACAGTTATCGTTGCGTCAGACGGAACAGCATTAGATGTGACAAAAATAGAGTTCCAATTTTGCAGTGACAGCCAACTCCAAGACATCCATGTCGGAGTTGTTGTCCATTCACCAGCTCTCGGCTCTATCAACTCAAGATACCTTGGGGTTGAGGTATTGAGCTTTACTTGTACTGCAACAAAGGCATCACCAGAAATCTCAGGTGTTTCCCTGCCAAGAAGATCAAAGGACCCAACAGTTACTCCCTTTGGTGCTACGAATACCTCAAACTGAAGATTAAGCTTGTCACCAGACTGAGACTCAATGTTTGTCGTCTGTGATGCAGTTCTTCCGCCTATGGATGTTGTAAAACTTCCTGAGCTATCATTAAAGTTAAATACGCCAGGGAAGTCATCTATCCTGGTGAATCCAGTTTTTTGTGTAGGATCCTCGTTGACATCAGCAATTTGCCATCCAGAGAAGCCGCCATCTCTGTCAGCCCTTGCTGAAAGTGATGCATTGCCAGCGGTCCACGGGTAAGTTGTACTATATGCGCCACGGGCTTTTGTTATATTCCCAAATTGCCCAAGCCTAATCATGTTTGAACTGCCATGAGCATAGGTCACGACAGAGGATGAATAGGATGGCAGTGTGCTTACACGAGAGCGAGTGCGGGCAACAGTTATGTTAGATATAGAAAGCCCACTTGTTACATCTTCATAGTTGGGGTCTCCTATTGCCGCGCCTGTGCTGTCATATTTCCATCTCTTGTAGGTGGTTGCCTTGGCAAGGTGGTTGCACTGTATGATGTGCCAAGTGCCATCCTGTTGAACAATCCGAAGCCCAAATGACTTTAGTAGGCCAACAAGAGCAGAGTGGATGCTAATCGGCCTGTCATCCTCGTCTATGTCTCCCGGATCAAGAAAACCTTGCGAGCTTAGCACTTCCTGTGCCGCTATTGACCAAGCTGCTACTCCGTCATTTATGCCCTTTACATCACGAAAATGATATTTATTAGCATAGATGTATTCAAGGGGATTGCTGTTAACGCCGTCGCTTGGCAATGAATACATTGCCTTTGGGTAGAATGACGATGACATATATATGTCAAGGTCAAACCCAGTGTAGTCAAGAAGCTCTACAAATATATTTTTTATAGAGTCAATGCCATCAGGAAGTGCACCCGTTGCAGTATCTGTTATATATGGCTTATTTGCAAGGCGACCAATCCCGTCAGTTGCAGTAATATTTAGCTGTGTGGCACCATCCTCTTCATAGGTAATACCCTCGGGATCAATATTACCTACCCACTTAAGGTTATTACCGCTTCTTACTACAAGCCTATATTTCTCTTCTACATCAGATATACTACCCGTACTAAGGGCATCAAGCAAATCATTTATAACATTAAGGCTTGGGTCAAAGAGTGAAACCTTGGTTTCGCTTGTCATCAAGGGGGAGTACTCATCGTCATCCGCATTCTTCCAAGACGTTACACAGTTGTCGCGGCCAGAGGCATCAATATTGGTAGGTGATCCGCCATTATTGTGACCATCCTCATGGATTTCCCATATATAGCTTGTCCCTTCGTCACCCGTAAATGAGTAGCGATATTTGGCTGATGTCCAATTTGGAGCAAAAGTAAATGCCATTAGCGTATAATTCCCCCACCGATTGTCTGAAGCCCTGACCTACGTTTAGATGCACTCGTCTCCATTGAGGACACCGATACAAGATTTCTGCCTTGTGCAACAAGCTCAACCTGAACACCCCCTCCAAATCCACCAAGAGTAGCAACTGACAAGTCTGACCTTTGTGATGCAGCACCACCAGGAAGAGCGTCAATAGATGTTACTCCAGCAAATACATTGGGTGCTGATATTTGCCGCCCGTTTTTGCCGCCCCCGCCAAATTGTGTGGACCTAATCGCAGCAACCTGTGCAAGGCCAGCAGCAAGGGCAGCACCAGCGGCAATGTATCTCATTGGCGTAGGCATAGTTTGGTCGGCAAGGGCGGCCGTATATGCTTGATAGGAGTTCATAACAGCCTGCGAAATGGCTAATGCCTTGCCTATCTTGAACATTCTTCTGCTGCCATCCTCCTGCTGCTGTGCAAGCTGCATAAAGGTTGTTCCCATTGAGCCAAACGACTGAGAGACAATGCCTATGCCCTTTGATATTCCCTCCTGCAACTCAAAGAATGACTTTGCACTCTCTGCGTCCGCCTTTATTCTTTCCTTATTTTGACGCGCGTATTCGTCTGTAAAGTCTTTTGTGGTGTCGCTTAATTGAACAAGCTGGTCTGCTCCTATCTGCTCAATACCAAGTATCTGCCTGCGAAGCCGTATTCTTTCTCTTAGTTCTTCATTTAGATCTTGCAGCCTCTCTGTCTCCTCAATGAGCGGGTCAGCCTCTACGACCATGTCTTCAAACTCACCGGTAATCGCATTAAATTTAAGCGTCAATACCTGATTCATGAGAACGCGCATCTCCTCAATGGACTGCGAGTACCCTATGGTGCTATCCCGCAAGGACTCCATAAGCCCGATCCGTGCTTGCAGCTGCCCAAGCTCACGCTCTTCCGACCCGTCACCAGAAAACTGTGCAGTTAATTGAGCCAGCTTAAGCCGCGCTCTCTCTAACTCGGTTAAGCTCTCAGTTTCCCTTCGTGTTTTTCTTGTGGATTCTTCCAGCTTGAATCCACGAGCCTCAAGATTAGCCTTAATGACTTCAAGCTTTTCGTTGCGGGCTATCTCCTCGTCAAACTGCGTTAGTAACTCCGTGCGGGCTGCTATCTCGGCCTCTGTATACCCCGCAAGAATGAAGGCAGCTGTTTCCCTTTTCATCTCCAGACCTTCCCTGTCCCGGAGTACTTTATTTACCTCCTTATCAAGGCCAAGCTGCCTCGCTTGCATTTCAAGAAGGGTTGATTGCATATCCCCTGCCTTCTCGCCAAACTCCAATGCACTTTCCCCAGCCTCAGTTGCAAGCGTTTCCTGCGCTTGGGTTATTAGTCCCACCTCGCGCCGAAGATCCTCAGCGACACCAACAAGTGCATCTTCCGGTATTACAAATTTCTTCCCTTCAAGAGCATTGTTGAAAGATATGAGGCTGCTTGATGCCTCTTCCCAAGCCTTTGCAAATTCTTCGCCATCGCTCTTAGCCCGCTGCGCCCTTGTGCTAAAGAACTCAATTGCAGCAGTAACGGCAGAAAAACCAAGAATCAACCCGCCTGGACCCCATAAGGACCCGCCCATCAACTTGAGAAGCTTACCAAACCCACCTGCCTGAATGCTGCCAAGTGCAAGGGCTGTAAATGTCTGCTGAATGTTGTTGTTTATTGCACGAAATCCCTGTGCAAAGCCCATCCCAAACTGAGCAGAGTCCTGAAATGCCTGACCAAGCGATAGCAGAGCAAAGGATGCAGCACCAGAAGCATCTGCAAGGCCACCTATCTGCTTGTTTGCACCAAGAACTGCGGCACCCTGTTTTCCAACCGCACCTTCAACAGTTTTAGATACATCTGCAAGCCGCTTTGTGGCAGCTGTCTGCTCATCAAGAGCCTGTGTTGCAAGGTCTGCAACCTTGTCAAGATTAGCTTCCCCTGCAATTATCTTTTTTATTTCCTTATCAAGGAGCTGGGAGGCTGTTGCGGTTTTCTTTGCAGCATTGCCTACCTTTTTGGTTCCAGCGGCAGCCTGTGTTCCAGAGGCAGATAGCTTGGCAATGACCTGCTGAAGTGCCTTGACATTATTCGTAGCCTTAGAGACATCAGCTTGGATCTTAATAACTACATTCTGCTCAGCCATTATTTATCCTTGATCTTGTAGCCGACACCCTCAGTCTTGCGGCGATTGTTCTGCCAAGCCACGGCAATTTCCGTGTACGTGCAATGCTCCCTGATGGCCTTTGACCTTACAGGGTCATCCGTGGCCAGTTCAAGGCATATAATGGTCCATGCGTCAGTCTCGCGCATGAACTTGCGGGACCAGCCCGCCTCTACGACTCGGCTTTTTGGGTCGCTGAATCCTCGGATAAGGCTGAGCCTGGATTCAGCCTCTCTGCGATCTTCAGCACTAACGTAAAAAAATCCTGCACCACCTTACTCGCCATCCCAGTAATTGCCTTGTCGTCTGAGAAATCGGGTAGCCCAGCCAATACTTCGCGGCACACCTTGAGGTCGGTCATGCCCTCTTCTTCGGCCATCTTGAACACCCGATTCTGAAGCTCAGTAGTAGGGGGGAGGAGGCGGCCCCATTTTCCCGGAGCCACCTCATACTCATTCCCCACTGCTACTTCATATTCCCCGTTAATGACTGTATTGATGTCAATCTTAGCCATGATCCCTCTTTAGTTGTTTTATTCAGTTACCAAACTGCTTACGTCTGCCTCATCGTATCCAGATGCTACAAACTCAACAGCAAATCCGTGCAGGTAGTTTTCTGGGATGCTCAATGCATCCGCAGTGCCATCAATCTGCTCATTACTTGAGCCTGTTCCTGCCCCGTCGGTAAACGTAATCAGGTCGCCCCAATTGCTATTAACTCCACGAAGTACAATTCGGATTGCCCGAGGCATAGAAGCATCTTCGTCTGCAAAGTTCTTGTAGACGCGGCCCGTAAATACCTCAAATCCAGAGTGCGGAAGTGCAAATGCTACGCGCTTGGTTTCACCCTCGGTGAATGTGCTGTAGTAGTCAGCGGGAAGCATGAACTCAAGCTCAAATGCACACGAGGAGAAAAATGGTCGGCCATTGCCATCCGTGCCGTCAAATGGAAAGGAGAATGACAGGGTTGGGACATCAAGTGTGACACCAACATCAGTCCATACTCCACTTGACTCGCCATTAAGAATGTCATCATTTGCAGCACTGCCCGCCGCAACATACACCCTCTCAACATCACTGACGCTGTGTAGAATTGGAGTTACGCGAATACGGCCCTCATTAAGGGCTTGCGTATTTCCGCCAATGTATGTTACAGTCGCCGTAGTGTCGGCCTTGGCGACCATGATGGCATTAAGCTCATCAAATTGGTCAACCTTGAAGGCATTGAATGCCAATGTCTTAGTCATTGAGCCGCGATCTACGGAATGACCAATAGCAGCATCAAAGCTATCTTTTTCGGTGGAAAGGCTATACCCTTCAATCATTTCTGCTGGAATGGTAGCCGTGCTTGTACCATCCGCAATTACGATCTGAGTGATTTCGCCCGCTCCTACTTGAAACGTACTCGCCATCGTTTAGTCCTCTTTTTCAGGTTTAGGTTCTTCTTTCGGCTCCGCCTTGGCTTTTGCTTTTGGCGTAGGGGCGGGCTTGAAGTGTTTATCGTATGTTTTTTTGCTGATCCGTCTGCCGAATTTGTCTACTGGAATGTCAAGGGACTTGTCAACCGTATATTCGGTTCCAGCCTTAAGGCGGACTCCCTCAACAATCATAAAGTGCGGAATTTTGACTTTCATTAGTCTGCCCTCCGGGGCTTGATATTCCATGTAACTAAGAACGCCATAGCGTTTGGGTCGTTGGTCGGCCTTGCACGGCGTGACACGAAGTTGTGTGCCGCTACGCGATCCAACACATCCTGATGCTTGTTGTCCTGATCAAACAGATCAAATGTTAAAGCGTCAGCAATTTCAATAAGTCGGCTGGACATTCCCTTGTAGTCGCCTCTGCGCCCCCGTGTAACAACGTGGATGTTGACGATCTCTTCCATATAGAGCGGAATGCCAGAGCCTGTTACAACGCCAGGTGTGCCTTCTGAGAGGCTAATTACCACAATGCTGTGAACACCTGTGCCAGCACTCTGGCCGAAGTGTGAGTCAATGGCCTGATCCAAAGTACCATGAAACTGCACAACAGAGTCCACCGCGTCACCAAGCGTCTTTTCTACTTGGCCGTGGATGGCATCTAATACTTCCTGTGTGCTGTGGTAGGCCATTACAGTTTATATATAATCTCGTCCTTGGTGCTTACCGGGCGATACATAGCGTCGTCAAACACGCGCAGCAGCTCTTTCTGCTCCTCTGGTGTAACGCCCATGAAAGGACGGGTTGGCACACCAATCCCAAACTGGTGGTTTTCTGCAATACGGATATTCTCTACGCCAACCGGACCAACCTCTATCTGAAGCCTGCCATTAGAATCAAGGACAGCCTGTTCATTGCGAACCTTGATGCTGTCAAGCATCCTTTTGGTGTCAGTCAGCGTAACGGGTGTAACTCTTCCGCCCTTCTTTCTGGCTGCATAAGCAGAGCTGTACGGCTTAAATGGATTGCCATACATGGTAACGCCTTCGTTCCTCGTCCTATTGCGAACGTGGTTGGCGATCTCCTTTCCGTAGTTAACCGTGGCTGGTCCAACAGACTTGATGATCTTGTCCAGCTCACCAAATAACTTTGGTGCGACCATTAGCCCACCCAGTTGCGTGGACCCTCAAAGGCAGCCAAGTCCTCGTCGGTAGTGCCGTCCAGTTGGTCAAAGAAGTCGGGATCACGCATCAAGACGCGCATAAGAGCGGTGAACGTCTCATTGAAGCGGAACTCCATCATCTCAGCACGAGCGAGGAACAGGCTGTTACCACCCATCGCCTCCGTCTCGTAAAAAGCCTGTACATACTTGTACCCGATCATTCGCTGGATCAGGTTGTCAATGTATGTCTTGTTGATGTCTATCGCCGCGTCCATGATCTCCTGCGGGCCGTCTGCACGTTCCGCGAAAAGAGCGTCGTTAGCAACGATACGCATCTCAATGTACTGCTTGGCCTCATTCAGCCTGTTTGTCTCGTTGATGTCGGTGTCAAAAATGCCAAAGTTCCCGTCAATCATGTCAACGGGAGCAATGCCTTTCAGCGTAGCATCAGCAAGAGTAAGGTCGGCCCAAGAACCCATGTCAGTACGGTTTTAAGGATCAGGTGCGGGAGGCCCGAAGGCCCCCCGCTCCGTCACCATTGGATTATTCAGCGTCTACGTCAATAATGACTCCAGCCGTATCCTTGTTGTCAGCAACAACTTTGTCCCAGTTGGTTCCGGTTGCGATAGCCGTTCCGTCAGGGTTGGAACCGCCGTTGGCAACATCCCACTGGTAGCCTTTGATCTCCATGTTGAAAGCATACTCACCTTGGAAGGCGTAGAGGATGTTTTCTTTGAGGATCGTCTCATCCGTAGCCATGTACGGTGCTTCCGATACCGTCAGGACGGCAGCGTTAGGCACGAGGCCAAGGATGTGG